TTCAGGCATGTCTGCAATTGATCTAAAACCCATCTTGCATCTAGTGATGCGATAGTCTTCCATCCGGCCTTCGGATTTCAAATGATCAAAAAAGCTTTTCATGCCGTTGACCCAGTCTAGGTCTGAGATGTCACCTTCTTTGTCTGCCCAAATTGTGTAAATGTCCATTATAGTGGTCCTAGTATTTCAAAACCTTCAAGGTCCTGTTTGTACAAGTGCGCTTGATCCAAATACAAGTATTCAAATCCTCGCTCTCTGTAGATTGCACATTCTGTCTGTAAACTTGAGATTCCCAACCGTAATCGGGGTTTACGATAGTTCCAGGCAAATTGTGCGGCTAATAAATTCTTGTCGTCGTAACGTTTCATCATGGAAAACGCTACTAATTCACCTGCATCTCTGTAGCCAATAAGATCCATGCCCGGTTCTGTGAACTGGCTGTCAAACAAGGGCATCACACTGCCAAAGTGTTTGTAGATACAGTAGGTTCTGTAGATGTCTTGAAGTTCGGCAATGTTGGGTTCAGTAATATAGAACCAATCTACCCGTGGTTGATATGTTGTTTTTGCTAAGTTAATTCTAGCAAACTGATAGATCATTTGCGAGGATCCTCTCTGTGTTGAAATAGTGCTGTAAGATAATCTTCGGGCCAGGTGTCGTAGAAGCCTTTGTGTGCCATCATGTGTGCTTTGGCGTTGAGATCGCTTAGACTTTGCACCAGTGCTAGTGCGTAAGTTCCTTGATTCATGCACACTCCGTTGACTATTTCTGGGTCAGCAGGGTGATCTTCTAAGGCCAATAAATCATTAGACAACAGGTGCTCAATGTTGGCTGACTCAATGCTTGTTGAAAATAAGTCACGTGGCCATTCAACAGGGTCATATACATAGATGACAACTTCTTTGTTGCCCATGCCATGCCGTGCACGATGCTTGAGATCATAATATGGATCAACTCCTAGGTAAACACTGAAACTACCTTTCAACCGTGAACTCCGTGCATACGGACATGGTGGAAATCCGCCCAAAGCAGGATGTGGAACTTCTACAAAGTTCACAATCCACTGCTCAATATCTTGTTTAACTTTTTCTATATCTAACATCAGAAGAATGGTAGTTTGGATTTCTGTGTGGTTTCTAAGTTTTCTTTAATCAACTCATTGAGCATGGCACGTTCATGATAGCTCATGTTCATCACATCCTCGTAAGAAGCCCCTCCTCGCATGTACCATGACATTTTGAGTCCTTGCTTGCGCAATGAGTCAGCCTCCTGATCCATTTGTTGGACCAACTTGTCAATTTCTTCGTAGCTTAAGGTCAGGAGGCGTCCGCGAAAAAACTAGCCATGTCCAAGGTCAATGGTTGACTGTACTCATGATTGCAATTGTTGCACTTGATCTGCAGAGGTTTGAGTTCACTGACCTGGCGCAGTTTGATCACATGATCTCTGATTTGATTAAACAATGTTCGATCACAGTTGTTCAAAAATTCTTGAATAAATTCTGGTTCAGTAACCAGTGCACTGGGAGTTTTAATGCCAGAAATACTGTGTTTGAGAGCATTTACTGTGAGCTCAGTGATGCGCTTGAGTGCAGCATTGAGCTTTTTTATTTTCTCATCATCAGGAAGATCAGATCCAGGAATCATCTGAATCATTTTTTGTTCTTCAAACTGTGTGGCATTGGTTTCCTGCTGATGTCTGTAGCTAATAGGTTGAAAAAATATCTGTAGATCGCCGTGATTGACGCTGTGTTTAAAATCAGGAGTTTGCAGTTGATCTAACACTGTGCGCAAATCCAGTTTGTATTCGCCTTCGTTTTGACAAGCCGGGCAAACAGATTCCATTTCTAATTCGTGCCCGTAGCTGGCAATTCGAATAGCAACCAAGATACTGTTGATATCTGATCCAGGAGTGTCCCAGGCGTTGGTAATGTTGGGAATACAACTCTGAATCACTGACACCACAGCTTCTCCGTTGAATAGTGCATCTGGTGTGCGATATGTGATCTCGTCGATGGCAGTCATGGGAAAAACTGGCAGCTCGCCGTTTTGTGTGTCATTAAGCGATTCAGGCGGCCAAAAATCTCCGCCACTGGGCAATCTAAGATAGATGCTGGGACGACGAAAATATTGACGTAGTGGGTTAGCAGATTGGTTCATTTGTTACCTATAAATATACTTCTACTTATAGGTAATCAAGCATGGCCGACGCAAATCAGCAAGCACAAGAACTAGCAGACTTAATGAGCCGGGTAAACCGGGAGATGGAACTGTATGGCCGCATGCATCAAAGCACTGCTGACGAAGTGCAAGATGCTGCAATGAAAAGCAAATACGGCATTACAAATTTTACCAAAGGCACAGCTACGGCTGCTGATGCTCTAGCCAGTGTAGCCAAGGCTGGTGTAGAAGGCGCCAAGGCCATGTATGAAGGTAAAAAAGGTGCCGCAGCGTTCAACAGTTCCATTGATGAGCTATCCAATGCTGCTAAACTGGCAGGTGCTGCTCTTACACTGCTGATTCCTGGTGGCCCACTAATCAAAGGTTTGATCGCCGGTCTTACCGCAGTTACAGCAGCCACAGCTGAATACATCAAAGCAGCCAATGTCATGGCTGATAAAATTTATGATGGCTACAGCAAATTAGCCAAAGCTGGCGGTGCTGCCAGCGATGGCATGACAGGGGTGTACCAAGGAGCCAAAAAACTAGGCTTGTCAATGAACGAGCTTGACAGCTATGTTGGGCTAATAGCAGACAACGCAGGTGATTTGACCCTGTTTGCTGGCAGTGTAGCAGATGGTCGCAAGAAATTTGAAGACATGGGTGCTGCCATGGAACCCTATCGCAAGGGTTTAATAGCAGCTGGTTATACTCAACAAGAAATCAACGATGCCAGCATGCAGTATCTGCGCCTGCAAAGTCGCATAGGGCAATCACAGAATTTAACTACCAAGCAACTAGCAGAAGGAGCAAACGCATATCTTAAAGAACAAGATGCTCTTACTAAACTAACTGGTATGAGTCGCAAAGAACAAGAACAAGCACTAGAAGCAGCACGTAGTCAACAGCGTTTCCGTGCCAAGCTGGAAGAAATGCGTAACTCAGGCGATGCGCAACAAATCAAAGCTGCCGATGACATGGAAGTGACCTACAAGATGCTGTACAAGCGCAGCAAAGAAGCTGCTGCTGGTTATGGAGATTTGGCCACAGGCATGATGGGAACTGATGCAGCTATGAAATTGTATCAAAGTACCCAAGGCGAAGCATTGAATATTTTAGACAAACAAAAAGCTGGTCAACTTGATTCTATTAAAGCGTTTGAACAAACAGGCAAGGCTGTTGACCGAGTAACAAAAGAAATGAATTACCTATACCAAATGGGGGTAGGTGAAGACACAATGCTCAAAATCAACGAGGGTGCCGAACTTGGTATTGCTGCCAACAAAGATCTCAGCAAAGAATATGAAAAAATTCGTGAAGATCAAAAGAAACAAGGAATGGAGGGCGGTAAAGCAGCCGACGGTATTACAGATCAATATGCTGAAAACATTAAAAAACAGCAAGAGCTCAACAAGAAAATGGAAGATGCTGTGTTTGTGGGCATTGACAAAGCTCTGAGCGTGACTGAAAAACTAGGCAACGTTACTAATTTTCTAGCAGATCAGTTTACTACACTAAGCAAAGCATTGAACAAAGTACTAGGCTTCTTTGGACTTGGAGCTAAAGAACCAGCAAAAGAACAACCAAAAACCGCACAAGAAACCAAAGCCGCCGCAGCCACTGGCAAAGAAAGAGACGTTGCTAAACCACTTAAAGAACGTGTAGATCTGTTAGCCCAACAACTAGAAGTTGAAGAAAAAGCTCTCAAAGACGCCAAACGTGCTGGCAAGTACGGTGAAGAGCTCAAACCTCTTGAAGAAAAAATTGCCAAGAACAAAGAAGAATATGCCAAGGCTTCGCAGTCGCTGCTAGATCAAGAAAAGAAAATTGCAGACGCGGCTCGAGAAGAACGCAAAGTAAGGCAACAACAACGACTCGATCAAGGAGAATTGGCTCGCCTGGAAACCATGAATGTCAGCGAAGTTGAACGTCTGGCCAAACTCAATGAAGAAAGAGCCAATCTTGCTGCCAAAGGAGTTAGCACTGCTAAAGTTGAACAAAAGATTACTGACACCAAAGCTAGCATTGAAACAAGATCAGGACAGATATCAACGCTCAAAGGCAAGTTAGCCCCGGTAGCAGGTGGAGGAGCAGCACCAGCAGCAGGTGGAGGAGCAGCACCTGGAGGCAAACAAGAACTACCATCAGGTGTAGCACCTAGCACAGCAGGTGGAGGTCGCGGTACAGCTAGACCCCCTGTCATGGGAACTGAAGGCGGCAGCAGTGGAGAAGAATCTAAACCCAACGTTGACAAACTACTAACTTTTACTGAACGTTCGGGCAGCAAATCTGCGTTTGAAGGCCTAGATCAAACTTTTAAAGATGCTGTAATACGAGCCGCAGAAGAATACAATTCAGTCACAGGCAAAACTATTCAAATCAACAGTGCCAAGCGTGATCCAGCTGATCAAGAAAGGCTCTATGCTGAAACAGTAAAACTAGGAACTCCGGGAAAAGGTCCAACAGGCATGGCAGTGGCCAAACCGGGACGCAGCTTGCACGAGCGCGGGCATGCAGTTGACATTCAACAGTTCAAAGATCCAGCTGCTGTGGCGGCATTTAACAAGCAAGGCCTATCTCAAAAGGTTGCTGGTGATCCTGTGCATTTTCAGGCCAAAGAAGGTGCAGTGCTCAGTGGGCCAGATTCTGGATACCAACCATCAATCACCATGCACGGCACTGAAGCTATTATCCCACTCAAAGACGGTGCTGTTCCAGTAAGTTTGTCAGGCAGTCCTAGCTTTAAGCTAGATACAGCATCTCTTTTCAACGGTGCTGCTGGTCCAACATTTACTGAAGATAATCTTCAGAAATTGCCGCAGCCTGCTGGTCCAACATTTACTGAAGATAATCTTCAGAAATTGCCGCAGATATCAACACCTTCTTTTGCTTCTGTGTCGGCTAAAGACATGAGTTTTGGTATTGAAGAAATGCAGTCAGAATTGTTGACCTCAATCATGGATGCACAATCTGCAAGCACAGAAAAAATTACTCCAGAACTGCCCGAAGGATTGTCTGCACCTGCATCGATTCGAGATCTCGTAGCAATACTACAAGAAAACTCCAATCGAACCGGCGAAATGGTAGAGCTGATCAGCGAACTGTTACGAGCACAAAAAGATCAAAACAGCATCAGTGGACGCTTGTTGCAAGTGGCCACAAACTAACGGTAAATAATACACCATGGCAGATCAAAACAAAACCGGCTGGAAAAAATATTTCAAAGTTGCTGACACTTCAGGCAGTATGGGCCCAATATCGGGTAGATATTCTGATGGATATCCAGGCTACGGAAAAAACGATGGTACCAGTAGCCGTGCTGATCTAGTGTTTCGTAACTATGCCAGTCGCCTGCCTGAAGTGTATTCGGGACACCCCAACCGTATTGAACGCTACAATCAGTACGAAAACATGGACATGGATTCAGAAATCAATGCGTGTCTGGACATCATTGCTGAATTTTCAACACAGATAAACGAACAAAACAATACACCATTTGACATTCAGTACAACGACAAGCCCACGGACCATGAAATAGACATCATTCGCAAACAGTTACAGCAGTGGGTCAAGCTCAACAAACTGGATCAACGCATCTTTAAACTATTTCGCAATACCATCAAGTACGGCGACCAAGTGTTTGTACGTGACCCAGAAACATTTGAAATGTACTGGGTGGACATGAGCAAAGTGGCTCGAGTGATTGTGAACGAATCAGAAGGCAAGCGTCCTGAACAGTATGTGATTCGTGACATCAATCCCAACTTTCAAAACATGAGTGTGGCAGCAAAAACTACCACAGACTACATGACCAACCCTACTACAGGGTCTGTGTCGGGCAACACCAACTATACCATGCCCAACGGCGGCACAGGCGGCGGTGTAGGTAACAGTCGTTTCATGCAGGCCATGAACGAAGTGTGCTTGGATGCCAAGCACGTGGTGCACATGAGCTTGAACGAAGGTCTTGATGTGTTTTGGCCTTTTGGTCGATCGATACTAGAAAACATTTACAAAGTTTTCAAACAAAAAGAACTGCTAGAAGATGCTATCTTGATCTATCGTGTGCAACGTGCTCCAGAACGTCGAATCTTCAAAATTGACGTGGGTAACATGCCTAGTCACCTGGCCATGCAGTTTGTTGAGCGTATCAAAAACGAAATGCATCAACGCCGAATTCCCACTGTAACAGGTGGCGGCAACAACATGATGGATGCCAGCTACAATCCACTCAGTATCAACGAAGATTACTTTTTTCCTCAAACAGCAGACGGTCGAGGCAGCAGTGTAGAAACACTGCCCGGCGGCCAGAACCTAGGCGAAATTGACGACCTAAAGTACTTCAACAACAAAATGGCACGTGGTCTGCGTGTGCCTTCGAGCTACTTGCCCACGGGTCCCGATGACTCAGATCGTGCCATGACCGACGGCAAAGTAGGTACAGCTCTAATTCAAGAATATCGCTTCAACCAGTATTGCGAACGCCTGCAGGCCCTAATTGCACAGAAGCTAGATGACGAATTCAAGATGTTCTTGAAGTGGCGTGGCTTTAATATTGATTCTGGTTTATTTGCAGTGAAATTCTGTGCTCCGCAGAACTTTGCAAGTTATCGTCAGAGTGAACTAGACAACACACGTATTCAAGCATTCCAAGGCATGGAACCGCTGCCTTACATGAGCAAACGTTTTATGCTAGAACGATTCTTGGGCCTCAGCGAAGACGAAATCAAGAGGAATGAAGAAATGTGGCGCGAAGAACGTGCTTCTCCAGAAATGCAGCCTACTACAGGACAGGATCTACGAGCGGTGGGTATTACGCCTGGCGGCTTAGAAACTGACATTCAGTCCGGCGAAGATGTTGCTGGCATGGAACCAGCCACAGCCGCGGGTGCACCAGATGCTGGCGCTCCAGCGCCAGCCGCACCAGGTGGCGCAGCACCTCCTGCGGTATAAATATTATTATGATACTCAACGAATTTTGGAAAAAAGAACCTGAAGCTTATCAGGATTTACAGCAGGACAACAGCCAACCGCAGTTGGGCGATCTGCGCAAAAGTCGTTTAACTCTACGTCAACTCAACAAGTTAAGAAAAATGAATGACGTAAGAACCTACGAGTACAAAGAAAAACTTAAACTAATTCGTCAACAATACGGACAAGTTGCTGCACCGCCTGTATAAACTTGGCATTTATCTTCATTTTCTGGCCTTAAACCACGTCTTTTTCTTCTACTGTGTAAATAACAACACACTTTACCTAGAAGGAGTTTTTACCCTATGAACCGTTTTGAACAACTCATTGAGTACGTCATCAACGACGAAGAACAAAAAGCACGTGAACTATTCCACGACATCGTTGTGGAAAAAAGTCGCGAAATCTACGAAGATATTATGGCTGACGAAGAGCTGGAAGAAGATCTAGAAGAAGGCGCCATGGGCGGTGACGCTAGTGACGACCTGATCGACGAAGTTGAAATGGAAGAAGAATCTGACATGAACATGGAAGCCGAAGGCGACGATGACATGGACGATGATGGTATGGACATGGATCCAGACGCTGAACGAGATGAGTTTGGCAGCGATGACGGCATGGACGGCGGTGACGAACCAGCTACCAAAGACGACATTATGAATCTTGAAGACAAACTGGACCAGTTGATGGCCGAGTTCGAAGACCTCATGGGCGACGGCGACGACTTTGGTCCTGACGAAGGCGGAGATGCCATCGAAATGGACGACACCGAAGAGATGGAACCAGGTATGATGGAAGGTCTAGACCTTAAAGCAGCCCCAAAGCCAGTGACTTCTGAAGAAGGCGGCGTTAACAAGAAGTCTACTGTAGCCGCTAATGCTGGTGCCAAAGGCCCAGTTGGTAACACTGTGAGACCTGTACATACCGGTGCAAGCCTTGGTGGTCATCACGATACCGCTGCTTACAAGAATACAACCAAAGAATTGGGTGTAACACCCACACAAGAAGCTGGCAAGAAAGCATTTAAGAGTGCTGCTCCTGCCCCGGTTAAAACCCAGGCGTCTGGTGTAAACTCTAAGAGTGTAATTCCTAGCAAGCACAACTAAGCATGAAAACCTTAAGAGAACAACTTACCTTTAATCAGGCCAACATACAGGTACTAGAAGAATCTGGACCAAATGGCCACGGCAAGAATCTCTATTTAAAAGGTATCTGCATTGAGGGCAACAAACGCAACGCAAATGAGCGAGTGTATCCTTTACATGAAATTACCAAAGCGGTTGGCACGATTAACAAACAGATCTCTGAAGGCAACTCGGTGCTAGGTGAAGTGGATCATCCAGACGATCTGAAAATTAACTTAGACCGCGTGTGCCATAGTGTAGAAGAAATGTGGATGGATGGAACCGCAGGCTGCGGCAAACTCAAGATTTTGCCTACCCCTATGGGTGAGTTGATCAAGACTTTGCTGACATCTGGTGTGAAATTAGGAGTTTCAAGTCGTGGCAGCGGCAACGTTGACGACAGAACAGGACATGTAAGTGACTTTGAAATTGTCACTATAGATGTGGTTGCCCAACCCAGCGCACCCAATGCATACCCTAAAGCAATATATGAAAGTCTCATGAACATGAAGTACGGCCATAGACTGTTAGAGGTAGCCAGGGAAGCGGGCGAAGACAACAAAGTGCAGAGGTACTTGAAGAGCGAGGTTGTCAAGCTCATCAAGGAACTTAAAATATAAGGAGAACCAGGCATGTTAGATGCTATCAAACCATTGCTAGATAGTAACCTGATCACCGAGGAAACTCGTCAAGAGATCAATGAGGCTTGGGAAAACAAGCTGAATGAAGCTCGTGAGCAGGCTCGTGCCGAACTTCGTGAGGAGTTCGCACAACGCTATGAGCACGACAAGTCAGTCATGGTTGAAGCTCTTGACAAGATGGTAACAGAAGGCCTTGCTGCTGAGATTCAATCAGTTACTGCTGAAAAAGCACAACTAGTTGAAGATCGCGTCAAGTTTCAAGCTAAAATGAAAGAATCAGCACAGAAGTTCAACAACTTCATGGTTTCTAAATTAGCTGAAGAAATTGGCGAATTGCGCAAGGATCGCATGATGCATACTGAAGGTTTACAGAAAATGGAAAACTTCATGGTGCATGCATTGGCTCGTGAAATTCAAGAATTTGCACAAGACAAGCGTGATGTGGTGGAAACAAAAGTCCGCCTAGTTCGTGAAGCTCGTGAAAAACTTGAAACTCTCAAAACACGTTTTGTAAAAGAAAGTGCAGAGAAAATGAGCCAGGCTGTTAGTCGTCACCTCAAGAGTGAACTTAACCAATTGCAAGAAGATATCAAAATTGCTCGCGAGAACAGTTTTGGTCGTCGAATCTTTGAAGCTTATGCTGCTGAATTCGGTGCTACTCACCTCAATGAGAAAGCCGAAGTACGCAAGTTATACAGCTTGTTAATCAACAAAGATCAGCAATTGGCTGAAGCCATTAAACTCAGCGAAAAGGCAAGAGTCGTAGTTGAGTCAAAAGAACGCGAACTGCGTATGATCCGTGAAAGCAACGAGCGCGAAAACACAATGCGCGAATTGCTGAGCCCTTTAAACCGGGAAAAAGCCGATGTCATGCGTAATTTGCTCGAAAGCGTACAAACTAACCGTTTGAAAAACGCATTCGAAAAGTATCTACCAGCAGTGCTGGAAGACCGTTCTGTGAAAGCAAAACCCGTGATCACAGAAAGCGTTTCCGCAGTAACCGGTGATAAGACTGTTCCTAAGCAAACAACTGAAGAAGATCGCAGCAATGTGATTGACCTCAAACGTTTGGCAGGACTGTAATTTAATTTTTAGGAGACTTAAATGTCAGAACAATTGTTAGAAAGTCGCTGGGGCGAGACCAAGGAAGCTCTGCTCGAAGGTCTGAATGGCACCAAGCGCAATTCCATGGGTGTGATCCTCGAAAACACTCGCAAGTACCTCAAAGAAAACGCTTCTGCAGGTTCTACTAGTGCTGGTAACATCGCTACACTAAACCGCGTGATTCTTCCCGTGATTCGACGTGTAATGCCAACCGTTATCGCTAACGAGTTGGTTGGCGTTCAGCCAATGACTGGCCCAGTTGGTCAGATTCACACTCTGCGTGTGCGATATGCACAGAGCTTGACAGACAGTTCTGCTGCTGCAACTAGCGTTACTGCTGGACAAGAAGCACTGAGCCCATTCACTATTGCTACTGCATATTCTACAGTACCAAAAGACACAGGCACTGCTACAAGCTACACTGGCAGCGCTACAGCTACCATGGAAGGCAATGGCGGTAAGCAAATTTCCGTGCAAATCTTGAAGCAGGCCGTTGAAGCCAAGACTCGCAAGTTGCAAGCACGTTGGACATTTGAAAGTGCCCAAGACGCACAAGCTATGCATGGTATCGACGTTGAAGCCGAAATCATGGCAGCTTTGGCTCAAGAAATTACAGCTGAAATTGACCAAGAGATTCTCTTGAGTCTGCGCAGCTTGGCTTCTACTGAGTTCACATACAACCAAGCTACCGTTTCTGGTACTGCTACATTCGTTGGTGACGAACACGCTGCTCTAGCTGTTTTGATCAACCGTGTTGCTAACCTGATCGCCCAACGTACACGTCGTGGCGCTGGTAACTATGCTGTGGTTAGCCCAGCTAGCTTGACAGTGTTGCAAAGTGCAACTACTTCTGCTTTTGCTCGCACTACAGAAGGCACATTTGAAGCTCCTACAAATACCAAGTTTGTTGGTACCTTGAACGGCGCAATGCGTGTGTTCGTCGACAGCTATGCTAGCGACACAACACCTGTGTTGGTTGGTTACAAAGGTTCTTCGGAAGCTGACGCTCCAGCATTCTACTGCCCATACATTCCATTGATGAGCAGCGGTGTTGTTCTAGACCCAACAACATTCGAACCAGTCGTGAGCTTCATGACACGTTATGGTTACATCGAACTTACCAACACTGCTAGCAGCTTTGGTAACGCTGGTGACTATGTCGGAGAAATTGCAGTTTCGAACCTGTCTTTCAGCTAATCACTGCAAGGCTTTTTCAAAAGCACCAAAAAAGCACCCTCGGGTGCTTTTTTGTTGGTCGTAAGAAAACCAGCACATCAGGACGGGTCAATTCCCAAGAGGTGCTGATTAGATAATATAGTTTAACGACCTTGCTATTA